AGACGCGGAGCGTGAGCGCGAGCTGCGAGGCGCGCAGGCGCTGCTCGGCCGTCTCGATCTCGGTCAGGCTCATCTGCTGCACCTCGTCGAACACGAGGGCATCGAGGGGCAGCGACTCCGTGGTGACCTTGCCACCCATGTACGTGAAGTACGCGACCGACTCGCCGAGCACGCGAATCGAGCGCGAGCCCTCGTCGATCATGGTGCCCGCGCGGCGCGGCTTGTCGGCGGCGCCGAGCTGGTCGTACAGCACCTTGTTCGCGCGGGCGAAGTGGATGAAGCGTTGCTCGGAGAACGCCATCGCGTGGTCCCGGGTCGGCAGGTAGTACGCGAGCTGACAGCGCCGGGTCGCCATCAGCCAGAGCGTCACCAGCATCGCCCAGGTCGACGCGCCGGCCTGCGACGCCTTCATGACGACGATGTCCATGCCCTTCGGCGGCAGCGCCGGCAGCACGTCGTAGAGCGGCCCCAAGTAGCGCCAGACCGCGAAGTCGATCGGCTCGCGATCCGCGACGAACGGATGCGCATCGACCCAGGCGCGGAACGAGCGGCCGCCGCCCGTGGCGGCCTGCGCGTTACTATGCGCCTGCGCTCGGAACAGAGACCACGCTTCCTCCTCCAGCCGGTCCCAGCTTCCGGGCTTCGGCGAGGAGGTTGGCGAACTCTGTTTCGCGTCGCTCGCTAGGGACATAGCGCTCCAGCACTCCAAGCATGGCCACTAGTAATGCACGGACCTCCACCACCGTGATCGTGCCGGAGACATCGACGCGGTCGCGTCGGCCCCACGTGTCGGGTTCCATCCGTTCGAGCATCCACGCCGCCGACGTCCAGCACTCCGGCTTCGCGTGGCCCGCGGCCTCGATGATCTCGACGCGCGACGCGAGGAACTCGGCGCGCGCTTTTTCGATGGCCCGCGCAAACCGCACCGTGGCCGGCGTCGGGGCAAGCCCGTTGCGATGCGTGCCGCGGCCGCGGGAGAGCCAGTGCTCGACGGTGTCGATCGACAGCCCGCAGCAGCGCGCAGCCAGGCTGACGACGCCCACGCGCTTCACCTGCGCGACGAGGTCCGCTTCGAGCTGCGGCGTGAGCGTCGAGGGCCGGCCGTTCTGGTGCGTCGGCTTGGCGCGAGTGGGACACGGCGCCGACCCCCGCCGGCGCCGCGAGGGGCGACTCGGGGGGCCGGGTCGCTGTCCCACTCCGTCGTCACTCATGCGGGCGCGCCAGCGTCCGGCGCATCAGGGTCGGGCGCCTGATCGCGGAAGTTGAAGCCTTGCTGCCGTTCGAGGTCGCTGAGCGGTCGACTCTCGACGACGGCGGCCGTGTCGGTGCGGAGCCAGTCCGCCGTGCCGGCGGCGTAGTTGGCGACGAGTGCCACGGACACGAGGCGCGACTCGGTGCCCTGCTCGACGCCTTCGGCGGCCGCGTCGATCCGCTGGTCGAGGAGCTTCAAGGCGTCCTTGCCGTCGGCCGCCTGCGCCTTCAAGTCCGCGACCAGGTCGCGGCGCTGGTGAATCAGGAGCGCGAGTTTTTGGCCTGCGTCGGCGCGCTCGGCCTGCGTGAGGGCGACTGGCAGCAGCCGCTTGCCCATGTCCAGGACCGGCGCGTCACCCGTCGGTCCGGTGCCTCCGTTCTCCATGCCCGCCCCCTTCGGCTCCGAGCGACGCGACCGCGTCGGCATCTGGCATCACCTCTCGGGCAAATGCCATAGAACCGAACCCGGGGGCCTGTCAACCGCGGCAGAAAACTGGAACAGATCACGCGAGCGCGAGCGCGTCGGCCACGGCGCGCGAATCGAGCGCGGCCGACACGGCCATCATGACGGCGTCGGCATGATCGAGGCGCACGGGGACGCCGGGGAAGCGGCGGCAGACCGTGAGGCGGATCGCGGCCTTGTCGGCGCCACTCAAGCCCGTGAGGCGGCGCCAGCGCTGCGGCTGCACCACCATGAACGGCACGCAGCGCGCGGTGAGGAGCCCGAGCCAGAGGCCGTAGCCGAGGCCCGTCGCGAAGCTCGACGTGGTGCCCTGCGCGCGGTTGTGGAGCTTCGCCGGCATGGCTTGCTGGCGTTCGAGGACGACGAGGGTCATCGGGTGCACGAGCAGTGCGTACATGGCGCCCACGTCGTAGACGCGGCGCTTGCGCTCGCCGACCTGTGACCAGACGACGGGGGTGGCGTGCACGGTGAGCGTCTCGGTGCCATCGTCGGCGACTTGGAGGCGCGCGACGGCGCCGGAGAGGCCGGGGTCAATGCCAACGTAGATGCCTGCGCTCATGTCACTCCTCCTTCCGGCGCCGCGCGTTGCGCCGTTCCCGATGCTCTCGGGTGGCGTACCAGCGTCGATTCGACGCGCGCATCTGGCAGCGTCGCCCGCAGTAGCGTTGTTTCTGGTTCGTCGCCGTGACGAGGAACAGGGCGCGACACTCGGCGCAGCGCCGTCCCTCTGGCCGTGGCGGGGGCCGGCGCGCCTGCACCGGCTGCCCGTCCGGCGTGTGCAGCGTGAAGGTCGCTCCGATGCCGGGCACCACGTCGGCATCGAGGGCGAGGCCGTTGACCGCGTCGAAGTCGCGCATATCGAAGGCGACGTGGCCTCCGAGGCGCAGGACCGCCATGGCGAGGTACATGCGGGTGATCTCGTACTGCACCACGGCGTTCGAGGAGCCCTGCATAGCTAGAACAGTGGGAAGAGTGGCGGCTCGGCTGGCGGTGTGCTCTCTCCGTCCGAAACCATAGGGTCCCCACCCTGAGGTTCCGGAGGGAGTGCGGGCTCGACGGCCGGCGGCGGCTCTGCTACGGCACCAGGCGCCACGGGGGCCGCCTGGCCAGGCGGTAGGGGAGTGAACCTCGCCGTCCGCTCCCCATCCCCCGTCGGCGCCTCTTCGACCAGCTCGGCATCGAGGAGCCGAGCGGCGGTTGCCACGAGTGCCGCAGAGAGCGGCTCGGTGGGCATGACGGGCCGCTCGCGCCGCGCGACTGTGTCGGCGACGGTGCGCATGGCGGTGGCCATCGCCGGCGCGGCGCGCGTGGCCGCGTCGCGCAGGATGGCGCTCATGCGTTCGCGGGGAATCGGGTTCGTGCCGCCCTTGCACCACGCCTTCCAGGTCGCCCCCCGGGCCTCGTCGAGCTTCGACCCCTTCGGGAGGTTCAGGGTCTGCACCGCGAGTGTCCAGGCGCGCTCGAAGGCCGGCCGGGCGGAGCCTCTGCCGTCTTCCTGCTCCCAGACGGCCATGCACTTGAACACGACCTGGTGAAGCGAATCGGCGTCGCGATCGCTGACGTTGCGGCTCGGTGTGTGCCAGGCGCCGCGGACGCGATCACGCAGCTCGCGCGGCAGTGGGAAGCGATCGCCGGGCTCGACCGACTTCCCGAGGCGGTGCAAGGCGTGGACGACGCGGTCGAGGGAGTCGTCGGCGAGCGCCTCGGCGTAGAAGCGCGCGGTGTCCTCGCCGATGCGGCGGCGGTAGAGCATGGCGACCGCGTTGAGGGCGGTGACGAAGGCCGGGAAGTCGTCGGCCGTCATGGGATGTGCTCCCCGGCCTTCAGGCGGCGTTCGACCTCGGCGAGGCGAGCCCGGGCGAGGTCGCTAGGAGTCTGCGCGGCGTCGTACTGGCCTTCGAGCACGCGGAGGCCGCGTTCGGGCTTGAGGGCCCAGTCGAAGTGCGCGCGCCAGCGCCAGGAGTTGTCGCCGCGTAGGAACGGCGACTGGTTCATCTTCGTGAAGATGCGTTCCCAGTCGGCCAGCGCCGGGCGCTCGGCGAGCCGAGCCCGGGCGAGCACCCGGCGGCTCGGGGTCATGTCGTGGCAGGGCACCAGGCCGGTGGCGATGCGGTTCCAGGCGCGCATCAGCGCGGCCGGGTCGGCGACTGGCACGAGGGTGGCGACGGGGGTCAGCGCCGCGGCGGTCGCGGTGGCCGGTCCGGGTCCGGGTCCGGGTTCCCCCCCGGAGGGATTCGAGAGCGAGGGAGAGAGAGGGGTGTCGCGCGTTTCGCGCGGCACCCCCCCCTTCTTCTCTTCTTCTCTTTTATGGCTCCCGGCTACAGGCTCCAGGCTCCCGGCTGGGTCCGGTTTCTGTCCGGTTTTCAAGCCAGCGCCGGTGCTGCGCTTTTTCGTCGGTCGTCCAGGCGTTCCGCGCGCTGGTGAACCATCCCAAAACGTGTAGCCCGCTCGGGCGAGTCTTTTCCGCCATAATTCCTCCGCGTGGTCGGCGACGTCGTGGAGCACCAAATGTCGCCGTATAGGCGGCGCTTGGCGGCCATCGTCGGCCGTCGGCGAGATATCGGCCGCCACTGGCAGATCGAAATCGGGGTCATCCCCGGGCCCGTAGCGAGCCGTCCGCGCGATCGTCGTCGCGGGCACGGCGTCGATCCAGCGGGCGGTGATGAACGCCGCGAGAAACGCCTCGGGGTCCCCCTCCCAGTCGAGCACCCGGGCAATGTCCTCCGCGCCCCAACGCCCGAAGTAGCCGCTCAGCGCGTAGACCGAGCACCACTCGAACAGCCGGTCGAGCATCCCGCTCGCGTGGAGCAGCGGGATGCCGAGCAGCCGGGCCAGCATGTGGGTCTTCGGGTGATCCCAGGTGCCCCGCTTCATGACCGTCCCCCCGCCGCTGGGGCGAAGCGCCCCGGGCTCCCAGAGTTCTGCACGTAGGCCATCCAACCGCCTCCCGATATTCTGCGGACCCGTCGAGAAATCGCTTGCCAGGGGGGCGGCCCGTCGCTAGAAACCTGGCAGCCCGACCCCTCTCCTCTGCCACCTGCCCTGCACTTCGACTGGTCGCCGGGGGCGCCCGCGACCGACACAGCAGCCACGCACTAGATTCGCCTTCCGTCCCCACAAAGTGTCGCCCCAGGGAGGTGCGGGGAATGCATGTGGACCCGAGCCAGGTCGGGCAGTGGCGTCGCTTACCCACCACGTCCGCTCTGTCCGCCGAGACGCGGGCATGACGTTCGTCGAGATCGGCATCGCCCTCGGGCTCATGGCGGGGGCCCTCGTGCTGATCGACGTCCTGATCTCGGTGGCCGAGCACGCCCGCCGTCGCCGTCGCACCCGTGGCCACGACAGCAGCTAAGCGCTCACCGACCAGCACCGTAACCCTATAGTCCATTTCTCTCGTCCGCAGCAGCCCTCAGGTGTCTGCCTGAGAAGGTGGAGGTGTCCCCATGCGCGTCCGAACGCAAGCCCCCAGCACCGGAGTCGGCCTGGTCCGCTCGCACGTCGTGCACTCGTTCTGTGAGCCGGCGAGCTTGCCGCTCAGCGGCGAGCCCTTGCACATCGTGTTCGACCAGGAGCCGCCGGTCGTCCCGGGCGGCTGGAACTACCACCAGCGCGAGCGGGCGCTCTACCTGCGCGAGGCGCGGCTGCTCGCCGTGGTACTGGCGAATCGGGTGCCCTGGCTGCTCTTCACGGCCTTGGCGGACGCGATCGTCACGCGCCGCGACGAGATCATGGAGGAGTGCAACCGGGTCAACACCTGAAGTTCTAGAACAGAGCTTCAGTCTGATCCGATTGACAGGTGTATGCCTGATAGGGGTATCCTTGCGCCCAGAGCCACACCCAGCGTCTGTGTCATCCGCGTCTGTAGGAACATGAAGAAACCCACGAACGAGCTGCTGCCCGAGTACCTCGACCACTGGCTCGATGCGCGCGCGAGCGATGCTCAGCGCGGCGTCATCACGCACCGCACGCTCATGCGCTATCAGAGCGTCGTGCGGTGCCACCTGCAGCCCCTGCTCATTGGCGTCCACGTTCGAGACTTCGACGAGGAGCAGGTCCGCGATCTCTTCCACCTCCTCGGCGCCCACCGCCTGGCCGTGAACACCCAGAAGGGCGTCAAGAACGTGCTGAGCGCCGTGTGCCGCACGGCGATCCAGGAGAAGCGCCGCACGACGAACCCCGTGGAGCTGGCGCACATCCGGTTCGGCCGCGCCGAGGTCGGCAAGCCGTTCACGGCGCTCGATCAGCAGGCGTTCTTCAACGCCGCCCCGAGCGCCTGCCGGTTCATGTCGCTCTACACGCTGAAGGTGCTGACCGGCGCGCGGATCGCCGAGCTGCTGGGCACCCAGTGGCCGCAGCTCGATCTCGTGCGGGCGGAGCTGCGGCTCGAATCCCAGTGGTGCCGGGACACGCACCGGCTGGAACCCCTCAAGAACAAAAAGGCCCGCCGGGTCGACCTGTGCCCCCGCGCGGTCGCCGCCTTTCAACGGATTCCGCACACCGGACCCTTCATCTGGGGCAGCCCCAAGATGGAGTACCTGCAGCCGCTCTCCTACGAAGTGCTGCGCCGTGACTTCCGTGGCGGGCTCCTCGCCGCTGGCTTGGCCCGGCGCGGCTACACCATGCACGCGCTCCGGCACACCTACGCGACCCGGCTCCTGGAGCTGCCGGGCGTCCAGTTGCACTACGTGTCCGAGCAGCTCGGCCACGGCTCCCTGGAGATCACCCGCAACCTCTACGGCCGCACCGCACGGGCGCCGCGGCCGGACGTGCTGGCGCAGATGACCGAGCGCGGGTTCGGCGGATGACGTCACGCCGCTGCGAGGTAGCTAGGTGGTTGAACAAACCGCAGTTGGTGCGATGTACGAGATGTGACTGGCGCACAGGCCATGCCTGCGCGATTTCGCTCAGCCTTTCGGCCGGCGCGCGTGCGACCTGCCTTGGCGCGCGCCTTCCCCCGCTTCTTCGCCTTCGCGAGCTTCGTGACCTTCTTCTTCGCCGCCCCGCGCTGAATCTGGCGCACCGTGGCGGCGCCCGGGCCGGGCAGCCGGCGCTCCTCGGGGGGCGCGTAGACGATGCGCTCCATGCCGCCCCCGACGCTGGTCGGGCGGAGCGGCGCCCCGTCGAGGTCGACGAGGTCCTGGGACTCCATCGGGAAGAAGCGATGGGGGGGCTGGTAGAGGCCGAGTCGGTCGGTCTCCTCGTCGTAGACGGTGGCGAAGCGCCCGGGCTCGCGCGTCGGGACCACGTGCACGGGGAGGCGACCCTGGGCGGTCGGCCGGACCATCCCGCCACGGGTCCGCAGCTCGGGCATCCAGTTGACCAGGCCCATCAGCTCGGCGGCGGGGATCGGGTGCCCGTTGCGGGCGGCCACCGCTGCCCAGCGGAGCGCCGCGTCGCGGCGCTTGATGAAGCCCCGGCTGATCGTCTCGTGGACTGAGGCCGGGGTGATGCCGAGGGCCTTCGCCGCCGGGGTCGGGCCGCCGAGCACGGCATACACCAGCTCGTCGACCGCGTTGTTCAGGCGCCGTTCGAGGCGCCTCACCAGCTCGCGACCACCGGGCGGAACCTTGCGACTAAACGCCATAGACGTCCTCCTCCTGCCGCCCCTCCTAGCGCCGGCGCCGGCTGAAGGTCAAGCGGAGGTTATCAACAACTAGAACAGGGGCCTAGAGGGAGGCCATTGACCCGACGCGAACCTCTCAGGTAAACACCATAGGTACAGTGCGCGCCTGGTGCGCGCCGAAGGAGGTCCCATGAGCACGAATCCGAACCCCCCGACCACCACGACCGCCACGCCGCCGGCGCCGATCAGCGGCATCTACCGCGACCTCGATCCTCTCTGGGCGCGGTTCCAGGAGCTGCAGCAGAAGTTCAATCTCGCCTTCCCCGTCGTCCGGCCCGACTTCATTCCGCCGCTGCACGCGGCCGCGGTGCGCGTGGTTGCGCTCGATGCCGTGCATCTCCCGAAGAGCGCGGTGCGCCAGCCCGGGGAGAGCAGCGACTTCTACTACGACGGCAAGGCGAAGGCGTACGCGCTGACGAAGGTCGGCCTGGAGAAGATCGCGGCCTGCATGGGCGTCTCGTGGCATCCGCTGCTCTCCGGGCGCGTCGACGACGGCAGCGAGAACCTCTTCCGCCGCTACCGCATGACAGGCGTCTACGACGCCTTCGACGGCCGCGAGATGGTGATTGCCCGTCACAAGACCTGCGACTTCCGCGACGGCTCGCCGCAGATCGCCGGCATGTCGCCCGACCAGCTCGCGCAGTCGCGGAAGTTCATCGACGAGCACTGCGAGTCGAAGGCGATGAATCGGGTCGTCCGCTCGATCGCGCATCTCAAGTCGAGCTACACCGCCGAGGAGCTGAAGCGACCCTTCGCCGTGCTCGCCACCGTGTTCACCGGCGAGACGGACGACCCCGTGCTGAAGGCCGAGGTGGCGCGCCTCATGGTCGACCGCGCGATGAAGCGGAGCAGCCAGCTCTTCGGGCCGGGGCAGTTACCGGGCGGCGTGCAGCCCGAGCCCTTGCAGCGGACCGCGCCGCCGCCGGTGGGCCTCGCGAGCGATCATCCGACAGAGCCCGAAGCGCATGATCGCGAGCCCGGGGCGGACCAGCCCGAGCCCGAGCCCGAGCCGAACGGCAACGGCGGCACGGCGCCGTACTGAAGAGGGCACCCCATGGCATCCACCTCCACGCAGTACGAGGTCCTCAAGGACGGCGCTCGCCTGTTCATCACCGTGACCGGCGAGACCGTCGAGCGTGTCGAGTCCCCGACGCACGGATGCTTCGCCCCCGACTTCCTCGGCGACCCCTGGACCCAGGTGCGCAAGCGCTTCGAGGCCCAGGGGTTCACCATCCACGGAGGCAACTGAGATGACACGCCGCTTCGAGCCGACACAGCGCACGCCGCTCTGGCCGCCCGCGGGCGCCGCCATGTGGCCCGACCTGCCCTCGCTGCCCGCCCTGCCGCCGTGCCCCATCGTGCTCGGCGACTGCCGCGTCGGCGATCGCGTGCTCCTCGCCGACGGCACGGAAGCCGAGATTCTCGCCGTCGGCTCGCTCGGCGTGCGGCTGCGGCCGTTCGTCAGCACGACGCGCGTGGTCGAAGATTCCCGCGCCGGCGTGACGCGCACCTTCGAGGTGCGGCGCCCGGCCTACACGATCGCCTCCAGTGCGACGGCGCAGGCGGTCATCGGCCACACCGCGGCATGAATACGCTCCACTCTTACAAGGCGCGCGACTTCGGCGGCACCGTGGTCGAAGACCTGCGCATTACCTTCGACCAGCCGCTGCCCGACAGCCAGCCGGACGTCGACCTGCTGGAGGAGTGGCAGCAGTGGTATCGCGCGGAAGCGCACCGGCTCGTCGACGCCATGCGCACCACGTTGCCCGGTGGCCTGATCGACGCGCTGCTCGTCGAGCTGCTGCGCGTGAAGGCGTGCGTCCTCGGGGTGACGCTGTGAAGAAGAAGCCCGCGGGCACCATCCGCATCGCGCACACGGGCGACCTGCACGTCACCCGGGGCCCGCGCTTCGAGCTGGCGCGCACGTGCCTCGACTTCATCGTCGCCGACGGCACCAACCGCGGCGCCGACCTCTGGCTGGTCGGCGGCGATCTCACCGGCACCACGGTGCCGCACAAGAGCGAGCCCGAGGAGCGCCTGCTCATCGCGCACACGTTGCAGGCGATGGCGGAGTCGGCGCCGGTGATCGTCGCCGAAGGGAACCACGAGTTCCCCGGCGACATCCTGATCTACGAGAAGCTCCGCGGCCGCTTCCCGATCTACGTCGAGACGCGCCCCGAGGCCCGCATCCTCGACCTCGCCACCGGGCCCGTCCTGGTGCTCACGCTGCCCTACCCGACGAAGCGCTGGGGGCAGGTGACCGAGAAGGGCGGCATCGAGGCCGCGCTGCGTGACCTGCTCGACTACTGGCGCGGCGTCGTCGCCGAGGAGCGCGCGAAGGGCGTGCCGACCATCCTGCTCGCGCACATCGCCATCGGCGGCTGCCTGGTCGGCGGCGGCGAGGTGCTGATCGGCCGCGAAGTCGAGCTAGCGCCGCACGACCTCGATGAGCTGGGCGTCGACGTCGTGCTCCTCTCGCACATCCACAAGCAGCAGAAGATCGCGAAGGCCGCCTGGTACGCCGGGTCGCCGCTCGCGCAGAATTTCGGCGAGCCCGATCGCAAGGGCTACCTGATCGCCGACGTGGCCAGCGGCGTGGCGCCCGTCGTCACCGTGGTGCCGACGCCGGCCCGGCGCATGCTCACGATCGACGTGGCCTGGGTCCCGGGGGCGGCCGGCTTCCGCGGGCCGACGGGTGGTCCCCTCGTGCTCAGCGACGTGCGGGACGCCGAGCTACGGCTCCGCGTGACCGTCGACGAGGAGCACGCCAGCACGTGCCCGCTCGACGAGCTGGAAGCGATGGCGACCGCCGCCGGTGTCAACCGCGTGGTGGTGGAGCGCCACATCCGGCCCCGGGTGCGCTCGCGCCTGGAGGCCCTCCCGGCACCAGGGGGGGACACTGGGGACACTCTGGCAGATGCCTGGCAGGCGGCCACGTCGCTCGGCGAGAAGGTCAGCTTGTGGGCCACCACGCTCGGCCGCGAGGCGCCCCCCGCCGCGCTCATCGCGCGGGCCGTCACCCGCCTCGCAGAGCTGACAGCGGGGACGGTCGGCGGGGGCGGCCGCACAGCCCCGCAGCGGGCACGGGACATCTCCCTGGTGCGGGTCCGGCTGCGGCACGTCTCGGCTGCCTTCCAGGCGAGCGAGGCGGCCCTCGACGTGGCCCAGCTCGGCCCGGGACTGATCTGCCTGGTCGGCGAGAACGGCGCCGGCAAGTCGGTGCTCATGGAGGCGTCGGGCCCCGCGGCGCTCTACGGCACCTGGCCGACCTACGGGCTCACGGCGGTCAAGGACATGGTCATCCCCGGCGAGCGGGCCGCCGAGATCGAGGCGGTGTACCTGGTCGACGGCGTCGAGATCGTGTCCCGCTGGCGGATCGACTCGCAGTACGGCGGCGGCCGCGGGAAGGCCGAGGCGTGGCTCGGGGTCCGGAACCCCGACGGCAGCCTCGCGCCGCTGCCCGGCGCCGTGGCGCCAAGCGGGCCCGGGGTCGGCGAGCACCAGCAGGCCGTCGCCGAGTGGTTTCCGAGTGAGCCGCTCTTCCTCGCTGCCTGGTTCGCCGCCCAGGGCCGGCGTGGCGCCGCGGCCAACTTCTTCGGGCTCGCGAAGAAGGACCGGAAGGACCTCTTCCTCGCCATGCTCGGGCTCGGGCACCTCCAGGAGCTGGCGGAGGAGGCTGGCGACCGGGCGGAGTGCATCCTCGTTCCGCTCGATGCCGCGCGCCGCGACCTCGCGGCCGCCGAGGCGGCGCTGGTGCAGGCGACCGTGCTCGACACCCAGCTCGCCACCTGCGAGCGCGCAGCCGCCGGGCTCGACGAGGCCGCCGCGGCGCTGCGCGCCGAGCGGACTGCTGCAGAGGATCGGCACCTCTTCGCGCGCACGGCGCTTGCCCGCGCCGAGGCGCAGGACGAGGCGGTGGTGGCGGAGATCGAACGTGTGACCCAGCAGCGCGTCGAGCTAGGCGCCGAGGTTGCGCAGCTCCGGCGCCGGATCGCCGAGCTAGACGACAGCCTCGTGGAGCGCCCGACCCTCGAAGCCGAGGCAGCGACTCGGGCGGACCACGAGGAGGCGGTGGCCGCCCTGCGTGCCCAGCTCGACGAGCTACTCGCACCCGATGCGCCGCTGGCTGAGGCCCGGGCTCAGGTGACGAGCTTGACGGCCGAACGGGAGCGCGCGCTCACCGAGTGGACCCGACTCAGCGCTGATCTCACCGCCGCTCAGGCCGCCTACGCGCGCGTGCTGCGAGCCATCCCCGGGGGATGGGGGGCCTTCACCACGACGATCGAGCTGCACCAGGACGAGGTGCACCAACTCCGCGCGGTGGTGGATCGCCTGCAGGCGGACACCGAGGCGCTCGAAGCGGCCGCCGAGGCCGAGGCGCGTGCCGACGTGACGCACGCGCAGGAGGTGCGCGACCAGGCCGCGCACGCGCAGCGCGCCGAGCTGCTCGACCAGATTCCGGGCGTGCCCGAGTGTGACGCCTGCCCGTTGACCGCCGACGCGCGCCGGGCGCGTGGACGCGCCGCCAATCTGGCGACGATCCTGGCCAGCTCGCCGGTGCCGACCTCCGCCGCGCGGCTCCGGCTGACCGAGCACCGCACTACCCTTGCCACCCAGCGCCAGGCGCTGCGCACGCGCGAGCAGCGCCTGGAAGCCCTGGAACGCACGCGCCAGACCGTGCAGGCGGACATGCCGGTCGCCGGCCGGGTCGACGAGCTGACCGCGGCGAAGGAGGCCAACGTCGCTGCCGGTAAGGCGATCGCCGCGCAGCTCGCGACGGCGCAGGAGACCGTCACCGCGGAGGGGGCGAAGGTCGAGGTGACACGGGGCGCCCTCGCTGAGCAGGAGACCCTGCTCCGCGCCGCCACGGTGGCCACCACGGCGCTCGCCGAGCTGGCGACCGTGGCTGCTCGGCGGACCGACGCGGCGCAGCGGCTCGCCGTGCTGGCCGCGTCCCTGGAGACCCCGCCCGTGCTCCCGGCCCGGCCGGACCTGAACGAGCCCCGGCAGACCGTCACCAGCGCCGAGCACATGCTCCGGCACGCCACCACCTGGGTCGCCGAGTGCACCACGTGGCAGCGCGCGGTCGACGCCGAGCGCGGCCGGGCCCAGGGCCAGCGTGAGGCGCTGGGCGATCCGGCGGCCGCACAGGCTGCCGCTGAGGCGGAGGTCGCGCAGCTCGACGCCGGGCATGCCGAGTGGGCACTGCTCGCCCGGGCCCTCGGCCGCGACGGCATCCAGGCGTGCGAGATCGACGCCGCGGGCCCGGCGGTGAGCACGCTCGCGAACGATCTCCTGCTCACGTGCTACGGGCCGCGCTTCACGCTCGCCCTCGACACCCAGGCGGCGAAGGTCGACGGCGGCGTCAAGGAAGTGTTCGACGTGCGCATCCTCGACGCGCAGACCGGCCGCGAGGCCCGCGAGGGCTCGGGCGGCGAGCAGACCATCCTGAACGAGGCGCTCGCGCTCGGGATCGCCATTTGGAACGCGCAGCGCTCGGGCTGGCACGTCCGCACCCTCTGGCGGGATGAGACGACGGCGGCGCTCACCGCGGCGCACGCGGCGCGCTACGTGACGATGCTCCGGCGGGCGGCCGAGGTGGGCGGCTTCACCCAGGTGCTCCTCGTGTCCCACCAGGAGTCGGTCTGGCAGTCGGCCGACGTGCGCGTGCGAGTCGAGGGCGGCGCGGTCACCGTCGAGTCCGAGCTACCGGCCACCGAGACGCCGGCTGCCGACGCGGCTGCGTGAACATCTTACCGCGGGGCACGATCCCGCCCCGCATACCCCTTGCAACCGAACCGGGGACGATTTAGAGGCCCCCCAGTGTCAACTAGCGCATGGCGCATGTCGCGCTCTGACGTCGGGGGGAGATCGGCCGGGGGATCATGGGGACACTTGTCTCGTTCGCCGAAACGCGTCGCCGCCGTTACGCAGCACGGCGGACACAGCAGAGGTTGACGGAACCAGAACGAAACCCTAGAGGCGGGCGCGGAAGGGACGACGAGGTGGCACCGCGCGCTACCGCTACCGCTACACTGGGCGACCTCCTGCGCGAGGCGCGCCAGCACCGAGAATGGAGCCTCCGGCGAGTCGCCGAGCTACTCGGCTGCACCGCGTCGTACCTTTCCGACGTCGAGCACAACCGCCGCGTGCCGGCGGAGGCGATGCTCGGGAAGCTCGCGAAGCTCTTCAGCCTCAACTTCGACGAGTTGATGGCGCGCGCCGGCCGCTTCGGCGAAAAGGGGAAACGCTTCCTCGAACGCAGTCCGAGCGTCGGACTCCTCGTGCGCCGACTCGCGGAGGTCAATGTCAGCGACGAAGAGCTATCCGCGCTCCTCGGATACCTCGAAACTCATCCCAGCGTCGGGCTGCTCGTGCGGCTCTTCGCCAAGTACGAGATCGAGGAACCCGAAGTGCGGAAGATGCTCGACATCTCCACCCTGGCCTACCGTCTGGTCGACGAGGGCGTGGTCTGCAAAGCGCAGCTCGCGACCATGCTCGATGGCATCGCGCACGACGTCACCATCCAGACGAAGCGATTGCAGCGGCGCGCGCGGCCGTAGGAGCCGCCCGCAGGACTCGAACCTGCATCGGCCGGCTTACGAGGCCGGGGCTCTTCCAGTTAAGCTAGAGCGGCGGCGCTCCGGCGCCCGGATGCGAATCTCCAACACCGCGCTGCGATCGCGCAGCTTGCCCAGCGTGCGCAGCTCGTCGGCGATCCGCTGCGGCGTCGCTGGGAACCAGGCGTCACGGAGGTCGGTCACGTGATGCGACTCCCGCGACGACACGCGGAACTCAAAGCTCCGGAGGGGGTAGTTCTTCTTCGGTCGCGGCACGGTGGGGGCCCGGCGGCCACGCGGGCCGCCGGGCTGCTCGGGGGTGGTGGTGGTGGGGCTAGTGGATCGTCGCCGGCATGCAGAGATCGTCGTACTGCGTCCCGATCAGCTCGAAGTCGGTGCTGAACTGCGTCGAGACGAAGACGTCGAACTGGCCGAAGGCCGGCGTCGTCGGCGTGTTGCAGAGCAGGTTGTCCGTCAGGTCCGACGGCGCACTCGGGTCCTCGCCGTTCTTGTCGACGGGGACGCAGAGGCGCCACGGGCCCGCCTTCACGAGCGAGAACGGGACGCCAGCGGCGGACGTGAACTGGTCGATCACGGTGCCGGACCCGGTGCGATCGCCCTTCACGTTCGTCAGGCGGTAGCACTGCAGGTGGCGGAGCCCCGTCGGCGGTGCCGGGGGCGGCGAGGTCAGGCTCTTCGAGGCCGGCAGGAAGAGGAAGGTGGGGTTCGAGAGGTCGGCCGTCAAGGTGCCGAACTGATAGTCGATGTGCAGGCCCTTCGGCTGCGCGATCGAGCCCGAGGTCTTCGTGAGCGTGCCCGCCACGTAGTGCGCCGGGTTCGACGGGGCCGTCGGGTTGTCGCCGTTCTTGTCGGCCGGGGCGCAGAGCCGGTGGTAGTTGACGACGGTCGACGTCGAGCTGCCGAAGCGATCGACGAGCGTGACCACCGGCGGCGGCTTCAGCGTGTTCTTCCGCGGCGTCTGGTAGCAGTCGTAGTCCGTCGGCGACGCGAGGCTCAGCGCCGTGGTCTGGAAGCCGCCGGTGTCGAGTCCGTTGTCACACGGCGCGCCGGCGAACGGCGGCAGGCCGTAGGACACGAGTTCCGGAATCTCGGTCCCCGACGACGGCAGCGTCGCGATCGTCACCTGGAAGTCGACGTGGCAGAAGCCGGGCGGGATGGCCTGGTCCGGCGGCACGTCGAGGGCCGGCGTCGGCGTGAACGTGAGCTGGTTCGGGCTCGTGCCCCCGGCCGGCAGGTTCGACGCCCAGGTGATGCCGGCACACGTGTTGTTCATGATGCTGCCGTCGCCGTTGTAGGAGATTACCGGCCCGTCGTCGGTGCACGGCGGGGAGAGCGGTACGGTCGGGTCGCAGTCAAGGTCGAACTGGAAGGACGGGAACGTGAGCATGGTGCCCCCGAAGATGTCCCCGGTGCCGAAGCTCACCTCGACCGTGACGACGTCGCCGACCTTGTAGCTCGCCTGCGGGTTCACGTACGTGATGCCGATATCGCCGTCGCAGGTGAGCGCCGCTCGGGCGCGGACGGGCCCGAGGAGCATCAGAGAACCCACAGCGAGAACACCAAGTAGCCGCTTCATTGATTCCTCCTTCACGGGGTTAGGGTGACGGTTTCGGGTCCTCGATCTCGTCGTTCGCCTGCGAAAAAGAACCGCGACACCGGCTCGGCTCGACCGACCGATGCCGCGGTCCCAGTGGGAGGAAACCGCCGCGATGAACGTCGGTTCCTCGGGTGGGGGTGCTACCTTAGTCCCAGTACGCGGACAAGCGGAAAACGCTGACAAGCGTAGCCCCAGGAAGATAAAATGCAAGGGGGCTCACTCGCCGCCGCGTGGCGCTACGGGGCGCCCGTGTAGTCGGGCAGGAGCGACGGCATCGGGTGGCCTTCGTAGGCGGCCGCGATCGCCGGCACGACGTGCTCGCCGACGGTGCGGCCGTCGGGCATGACGATGTGCGCGAGGAACTCGTGCTCGAAGCTCGTGATCTCCGTCTCGACGGCTTCGAGCTTCGCCTTGATGACGAGACAGAGGGCGCGCCAGCGCTGGCGGCACGCTTGCTCCCAGCGCTTGAGGGCCTCGGCGTCGGTGCGCTCGTACCGGAACGGGCTGCCCTTCCGCCGGTAGTGCGTGATCGCCTCGTCGCGCCGGCCGGGGAGCGGGAGTAGAAAACGCACGTAGCGCTCGCGCATCTTGAACTGGACGACGGCCTGCAGCTCGCGCTGCCCCATCATGCTCTCACTGGCGCCGTACTTCGTCAGCAGCTTGTCGATCTCCGCCTTCGAGCGCTCGACGGGGACGCTGGTATCTTCCGCGTAGCGCATCGCGCGCTGGTTCTACTCGCTCACCTGCGGCGAAGTCACGAGCGCGCGGAGCGCAGCCAGCTCGGCGCCCTGGCGCTTCACCTCGCCGACGAGCAGCGCGATCACCTGCGCGACGTCCCAGCCTTTCATCGTGTCCTTGCCGTCGGGGTCCGTCGTCGTGTGAATGGCCTCGGGGCAGACCTGCTCGATATCGTCGACCAGGAGGCCGTACTGGAGCGGCCGCTCGGGCTGCGGCCGATACGACGTCATGTCCTCGTCGGGCGCCGGCTTGCGGCGGAAGCGGACGAGCCGCAAGCCATCGAACACCGGCGCCAGCTCCGTCTCGGGCACCGCGGTGATGTCCTCCTTGAAACGCGCCTCGCTCCGCGTCGTCCAGGAGGCCGCCGAGACGTCGCCCTCGAACCACACGCCGACGGGCGAGTTCATGATCGTATAGCACCACTGGTGCCAGCCCCAGCCGCCGCAAGACTGATAGAACCGGAAGACCGCCTCCGGCCCGTAGAGGTTCCACCCGGTCCGCTGGACCGCGATCGCCCCGGCGGAGCCGCGGGAACTCCACGTGACGCTCGGCAGGGTCAAGTTCGCGTCCGGCCCTTGGAGGTTGAGGCCCGTACCCCCGGACGCGCTCAGCGAGATACCGAGCGCGCCCGACATCGTGTCGCCGGTCTTATTCACGTAGCGCGCGTCGCCGTTGACGGTGTCGATGATGGCCCGGAGATTGGAGCCGTCGTTGTTCTCGATCTGCGGCTGGGTATTGCCGACGTTGCACCGGAGAACAGTCCCGGTGCCGGCGCGCTTGTAGAGGCCGCCGCCACCATAGAGCCAGAGGCCCTGGCCATCGTTCGGTAAGGTCAGGCCAGCGCTCGCCAGCGAGCTGAAGAGCGTCGTGCCCCCGTACCACTTGAAGACGTTTTGCGGGAGGTCGACGCCGAACCACATCGTCCCGGCGTCGATTCCGATGTTGAAGCCCGCACTCGTCGCCGTGACGTTGTCCCAGAGCGCGAGCCGCGCGCCGATGCTCCGCGTGCCGAACCTGGGCGGCGCGGTCCCCTGCGTGCCCCACGTGATGACCTGACCGGGGAGGCTGAGGGGCCCGGTGAGCGTGCCGCCCGCGAGCGGGAGGTAGGCGACTGTCCCGATGGCGGTGTCGACGTACTGCTTCGTCGCGGCATCCAGGGCCCCGACCGGGTCACCCGCGAGCGTGAGCCGCGGCGAGGCGAGCGGCAGGCTGCTCGGCCCCGCGCGAAAGACCTCCTGCCAGCCGGAGACGCCACACATCACATAGGCGTACAACCAGCCTTGCGGATTGCCGCCGCCGTCGGTGCCGGGATAGGTGCCGACGAGCCCAGCGAGGCCACGGCCCGTCCCATCGAGAAACGCCAGAATCGGCGCGGTGCCAGGGCCGACTATCGGGGACCGGAGGAGTATCGGGCCCGTCATCGTCCCGCCCGTGAGTGGGAGGTATGCGCTGTCGATGTAGCCCTTCGTCGCGGCATCGAGGGGATTCACCGGGTCGGTCGCGAGCACGAGCCGTGGCGGGTTGCCCGGCACCGCGCGAAAGACCTCCAGGAATGCGGACCCGCCACACGCCACATAGGCGCGCAACTCGCCGGCGCCGGCCACGCCGCCGTCCCAGTAGCCCGAGAGCCCGGCGAGGGGGCGCCCCGCCCCATCGGCAAACGCCACCAGCGGCGAGTCGCCCGCGGCGGGCGACGGCAGCATCGGGTACATGAGGTACAGCGGGCCCGTCATCGTGTCGCCGAGCTGCTTCACGTAGGTGGCGTCGGCAACGACGCGCGAGAGCGACGAGCCCTCGACGCGCACGTAGGTCGCTGTCGACGCCTGCCAGATGATGACGTCCGAGTTGTTGATGGCGAGCCCGCCGATGCCGGGCAGGAAGGCCGGCGCGATCTCCTGCACCGTCGGGTCGACGGTGACCGCGGTCCACGAGTAGCCGTTCAGCGGGACGGGCGGGACGGCAGGATCGAGGTCCGGCACGTTCGTCGCCACCTGCCAGACACCCTGCCAGAGGCTCGTGTTCGCGACGGTCTGGTCGACGTACGTCTTGTTGGCGGCATCGAGGTCACCCAGCGGCGACGGCCGCGGGTCGCCGAGGCTCTCGATGCGGAAGCCGTTGACGTTGCGCACGGCGCCGGCGGTGTTCGGGACGAAGCGCCAGCCGGGCAGCGTCACGTCGAACTGGTAGAGCACGCCGTCGAGCGCGAAGCGGTCCCCGTCCGCGGGCGCTAGCGGAAACGGCATCCGTCACCAGGACATCGCGGCGAGCTGAATCCACACGGCCGCCGACGCATCGTAGACGAAGAGGTCGCCCTCCGGGTTCGCCCAGGCGGTGCCGTTCACCGGCGGCGACGGCGGCGTGGCCGAGTAGTAGAAGCCGCCCATGGCGCCGACGCCGGCGTTGATGATCTCGTAGATCAGGTCGAGATCGGCGTCGACTTCGTAGCCCCGCGGCGGGCGGGTCTCATAGGTCCGGAGCCCGCTCTCCTGCTTGACGGGCCGCAGGATCGTACCGCTGATCGGGATCGGGGGCGCCACGCGGGCGCGGCGCGCCATCGCCGCGCGCACCCCGGTCACTTCGCGTTGCGTGCGCGCGAGCGTGGCGCGCGTGGCGAGCAGCTCGGTGCGCACGGTCTCCAGCTCGTCGTGCCAGGGAGGCTGCCGCGGGGCCGGGTCCGGGCGGGGCACCGACGGGCCGCCGGGCTCGGCAAAGTAGGTGACGCCGGAGAGCCGCGCGAGGATGGTCCCGCCATGCCGCTCGCGCCACCACTGCAGCGAGCGGACCACAGGCCAGCGCCGCCGCTTCGCCTCGCTCATCGGACGCCCTCCGCGGGCGTCTTATAGCGTACCCGAGTCGCCCCCGGCTACCGGCCCGCGCGGCACGTTCCAGCGTTCCGGCAGCGGGGCGCCGGCGCACAGCCAGCCGTCGAGCCAGAGCAGCAGGTCGGCCATCTGGCGCGCGTCGCTGAAGGTCAGGCCGCCGAGGCGTTCGTGACGATCGTCGGCGAAGCGCTGGGCGAGCGCGAGAAGCCGGCGCGTGAGGTCGTCCGCGATGTTGACGGTGCTCATGCGCTCACCGAGAACTGGGGCGCGCACTCGACCACGTGCGTGCTCGGCTCGCCGTACACCCAGTGCAGAAACGCCTCGGCGTCCGCGATCGCCTCGGCTTCCGTGAGGCGCGGCGGGCCGACCAGCACGGGCTGCCCCCTGCCGTCGCGGGGGCCCATCGCCGGAGGCAACTGCTTCAGCCCGAGCGCGTGATACCTGGGGCGGGAGCTGAGCCGGGGAATCATCACGTAGCTGGCGACATCGGCACCACTGAGGCGGGTGCCAGCACCGTAGCGCATGCAGATCGGTCGGTGTCGCGCCCACACGCTCGACCAGCCATCGTAGAACTCGTGCAGCCGGAGATGCTGCGGTCGTCGGGTGCTCATTGCCCGAGCGGGCCGCGCTTCGTTCCGGGCCCGATCAGCACCGACAAGTCGCGCTCCATGGTCGCCTCGTCCTTGCCGGCGAAGACGAGGACCTCGATATCGCCCGGCACGCCGAGGGCTCCCAGGTGCACCCGGATCGGCTGATCCCCCTGCAGCCGGCGGATGTTCTCGTCGCTCAGCCCGAGGCCAACGATCCAGCCGTGCTCAGCGCAGGGTTTCAACACGAAGCGCAGCATCACACACCCGCCGGCGCGCGCAGCGCCGCGTCGATGTCCGCGAGCGTCAACGCCCAGGGCTCGTCTCGCTCCAGGTGCACGATGACGGCGCTCTTGAAGAACTGGTGGTGCTTCACGGCGAGCTGGTCGGCCGTGCGGTCCGGCATGCCGCGGCGACGGTAGTAGTCGGCGAGCAGCGCGAGCGCGAGCTGCGCCGGGCCGGAGCCCGCGTAGCCCCAGGCGAAGCCGTTCGGCGAGTGGTTGAACAGGTCATTTCGCGGATCGAGTGGGTGGCCCTCGATCGAGACGGACCAGCCCATCTCGCCGGGCGTGACGAGCCCGCGGTAGACCGGAATCCCCAGGTCGGGCCGGTCGACGGCGAGCTTCCGCACCGCGAGGCGCGCCAAGAGCTTCTGGGCCTTCTCCATCGGGTCACGCATGGGCCTGCTCCGCCGGCGCCGGCGCGTCGAGCTGCTCCACGGCGCGGTGGAAGGCGGCGTTGTACGCCAGGTGCTCGCGCGCGCAGAGGACGAGGCTGTAGGCGTCCGTCTCGCTCGGCGCGGCGGTCCAGGTGCGCGGCAGCGAGGACGGGCGGAAGTACGCGAGCGCGCGCTGCACGCGGAGCACGATCTGCTCGCCGGGCTCGACGAGGCCGGCGTCGACGAGCCGGGCGCAGGCCGCGAGAATCTGGCCACCGCTCCAGCCCGCCCGGGCGAGCTGCGTCACGGCGTCCGTCCAGGCCCGCCAGCGATCGTCGAGGATGCGGCTGATGTAGCGCGAGGCGTTGCCCGTCTCGCGCAGCCGCGCGATCACGTGCGTCGGGAGCGTGTAGTTGATTTTCTTCTTGCGATCCTGGGGCATCATCGGACTCCCTTCCGCTTGCGGGCCTCGACCCGCCGGTCGCACTCGTCGCCGCGCTCGTGGCTCGCGCGCGCGAGCGCATTCGTCGAGATCGTGAGCCCGCAGCGCCGGCAGGTCATGCGGCCGGGCCCGTTCGGGGCGTAGTGCAGCAGCAGGCGCGGCGTCACGCGGCCACCTGCAGGCGCGGATACGGGGCGGACGCCGGGAGCGTGCGCGCGTCGCTGCGCGCGAACGCCCAGGCGTACTTGAAGTTGCCAGGGTGCCGCAGCGGGCGCGTCACCCGCGGCAGCCAGGTCGCGAGCCAGGCGCGGCGCGCGGTCGTGTCCTCGGGAGCTGTCTCGGCACCGTGGCGTTCGAGGAGGGCGGCCGCGTAGCGCCAGCCGCGCTCGCCCTTGCGGAGCTTCTGCACGGCGCGGTCGGAGAACACGGTGGCGTCGGGCAGCAAGCGCAGCGTGCGCGCGGTGCCGCGGCCGAGGAAGCAGCCGTTCGACGCCTGGTAGATCACGCCGACGTGCCCGGGAAAGACGACGCGGCCGTCGGCGACGGTGCGCGCCACCGGGTCGGAGAACGACACGACGCCGCGGTAGCCGTCGCGGCGGAGCTGCGCGAACGCACGCGCGAGGAACCAGGTCTCGCCGTTCCCGGGCACCGAGTCGAGCAGCACGAAGCGCCCCAGCTCGACCGACTCGCGGGCGTCGCCGGGGAAGACCGAGGTGAGCGTGTGATCGTTCACCGGATGCGAGAACACCGCGACGCCGACGAGGGCGCCGTGGCGGTAGAGCCCGTAGCGGGCGCGCGCGGCCGGGTAGCTCGCCGCGTAGTGATGCGTGACGACGAAGCCGCGCGCCGTGGCGTCATCGGCGATCGGGGCCACGTCGTACTCGCGCGGCTGGATCAGCTCGCCGGCGGGGCGGAAGCGGTGGCGGCGATGGCGCCAGCGTTGCGTGAAGTCGAGCCCGAGCTGGATCATCGCTTGCCCCAGAGGTCCTTCTCCCAGGGCGCCAACGGGTGGCCCGGGGCGACGTGCGCGGCGTAGTAGCGGTCGACCGCTCCCCGACCCGCCGACGAGTCGAGCCAGACGAGGCCGCCGACGACGAGCAGCACGAGCAGCAAGAGCGTGCGCAGGAAGCCGCGCGCGAGCCGCGGCGAGAGGGCCGCGAGGATGAGGAACAGCAGCACGACGACGAGGATCATGATCCCCTCCGCAGCAGGACGGCGACGAGCGTGGTCACAACGCCGCCGAGCACGAGGTAGAGCAGGCGATCGGTCCAGGCGAAGCGCGTGTCGACGTACGTCCTGAAGGCGTCGAGCTTTTCGTCGACGGCCGCGAAGCGCGCGTCGACGTACTTCACGAGATCATCGACTTTCTGCTCGATCCGGCCGAGCGCCTGGCTGAAGGGGTCGATCTGGGGAGGCTGGTTCATCGGGGTACTCATAGCGAGAGCTATACTTGACCTCCCCGGGGGAGGTCAATACCTACCCCCTTGCGTACCCCCTCAGGGACCGGGTAGGTAGGGGGTATGCCTGACATGGCCCCCAACGAGACCCCCCACACCTACCAGGTCGACGAGCCCGTCGCCCTCCACGCCTTCGGCTCCTGGTACGCCGGCCGCGTCCTCCGCGTCCTGAAGCTCCGCATCGAGGTCGAGTACACGACCGGCGCCGGCGCCACGCACATCAAGACGGTGCGCCCGGACAGCGGCCTCGTCGCCCCCCTCGGCACCGTCACCCTCGGCAGCACCCGCAACCGCCGTTCACCGCACGCGTGGCGCTGAACACCACCGACTCATCGCCAGCCGCCGATATCCCGAGGTAGATTGCCACCTTCTAGACGCCGCACCCGCGCGTGCGCTACAAGGGGCGCGCGGACCGTCCCGCGCTGAGGCTTTTGCTTTCTTCGGCGTGTCCGCTGTATCCGCCTGGCCGCTGACGAGGGGTTTCGACGAAGATGAAGACGCAGGTGCTCCGTGAGGGTCGCCTCGGCGACCTGCAGAGCTACGCCGTGCTCATCCCGGCCGCGCCGCATGAACTGCTGCAGCGCGCGGTCCCCGACAACGGCACCGACTTCACGCTCGCCGAGCTGCACGAGGCGGTCGGCGGCTACATCGAGACCGTGCCCGTCGCGGGCTTCCCGCCGTCGCTGCTCCTGCTGATCGTCAACGAGGACGGCCACCGCCTCGGCCTGCTCCGGAACGAGTACGCGAGCAAGCTCGCCGGGCAGCTCATCGTCGGCACCGCCGTCCTGACGCCGCGGAAGTTCCTCCGATGACAGGGCGCCGGCGCTGGGCCCGCTTCGCGCGTTCGGAACCCGAGCGCATGGGCGACGCCCTCAACCGGCTCGTGAACGGTCTGCTGCAGGACGCGCCCCCGGGCGAGGGCTGGTTCGTGCAGGGCTGGCTCGTCACGGTGGTGTTCCAGCGCGGCCAGGACGCGACCACGCGCGTGGCGAAGCTCGGCACGTGCCAGGCAACCAGCTCGGACGCGCAGGACATCGCCGAGGCGGCGCTGCCGTTGGTGCAGCAGCGCGCCCGGCGCTAAACCGGAATGATCGAGGAGACCGTCATGCAGCCCGCGGGCGTCGAGCACTCGCGGCAGCTCCTGGAGGATGGGCCGATGGGCAAACGAAACAGCGGGCGCTATCCCGCGCACCTACTCTGCCACCACTGTGGGACTGGCGTCAGCGCGCACGCCCGCAGCGTGACCGTCATGGACGGGAACGTGAAGCGCATCTACCACGACGTGTGCGCCCGGAAAGCCCGCAAGCTAGAACGCCAACGCGAGCGGCGCGCCGGCGCGGAGATACGGCGGGTGCCACCGCCGCCCCCCGTCGACGCGCCGCCCCCACCCGACCCCCCGCCGCTGCCGCCCCTGGTCGCTGAGATGGCGCTCATACCGCCCGCCCCCACCGCCCCAGGGGTGCGGCCCGTCGACCCGGAGCGCCCCCTCCAACGCATCCCGACGGCGTGCCCCGCGTGCCACCTCGGTCGCACGAAGGTGTGGGTCCACGCGACGGAGGGCCCCTGGTACATCCGCGCCTGCGTCAGGGGGCACTGGTTTCTCCATCGGGGCACGTTCGGCACGCAGCTCCGCGTCGACGACGCGAAGCGCCTCGTCGCCTGGATGCGCGCCACCCGCCACACGCACGGGCCGCGGCCGTGTCCCCTCTGCGGCGTGGCGGTCGATCGCCCCGCGGTCGCCGACCACATCGTCGGCATCCATGCCATGCCGAAGGCGCGAACGAAGCTCGTGCGTGCCGCGGCGGCCCCAGCCATCGCCGTGACGGGGAACGGCGAGCTGCTGGCTGAGGCCGTCGCGGCCGTCTCACGCACCGGCTTCAGCGCCGACCACCTAGAGAAGTTCGTAGAGAACGGCCGCGCGGCGCAAGCCGCCGTCGACGCGCGCACGCCGCCACCGGACCTCGACGATGCGCTTCTCAACGCAGACGTTGCGCTGAAGACCCTCTGGTCGGCCATGCTCGCTGAGTTCCGACGGGAGATGGCCACGCTGCTTGACGCCCGCCTCCCCCGATAAGCGATGGCCGCCGACTAGGAGGCCCCCGATGAAGCGCACCCGCGTCCGGCCGACGCGCACCATCCACGTCCCGCGTCCGTGCGACCAGTGCCCCTTCCGCCGCGTGGGCGGCGTGCGGTTGCGCGCGACGCGCATCACGGAAATCGCCCGCGCCGTGCTCGGGCCCGCCGGCGGGTCGTTCACCTGCCACAAGACGACGGGCTTCCTCGGGCCGGTGCGCCCGAAGTACAAGGATCAGCAGTGCGCCGGCGCGTTCATCTTCGCCGAGAAGCACGACGCGCCGACGCAGCTCATGCGAATCGCCGAGCGCCTCGGGCTCTACAACGCCGCGGCGCTCATGACGCCCACCAACGTCGCCGCCATCTTCGACACCGTGGACGAGATGCGCGCGACGGCGCTCGACCGAGGCGAGCGCCGCCCCAAGCGGGCGCGGCCGGCCGTCCCTGTACCATGATGCCCCGCCTCGTCCTCGTCCTGGCCGCCGTGCTGTCGTTCGAGCCCCGCTTCCCGACCGCGCCCGACCCGGGCTCGTGGGCGAATCCCTACGTCGCCGTCGACCGGCGCACCGGCCGCGAAGTCGAACTGAAGCCGCGCCTGCCGGATATCGGCGCCAGCTCGCCCGAGCCGGGCGAGCCCTTCGCGCCGGGCTCGATCGAGAACCCCTGGCAGGTCGGTCCTGACGACGCCCGCGAAGGGGATCAGCCGAGTTCGCAGACGATCAGATAGCCAGATTGGATGGTGTTGTTCCCCAGCGGGGTGCCGGAGAGGGTGGCGGAGATCGCGGCCCGGTGGCTTGCTGCTGAGAGGGCGTTGACGTTGAAGGCGAAGGCGGTGCTGATGGTGATCGGGGACACCGCGAAGACGCTCACGCCCCCGCTCGCGCTTGCCGAGGCGCTGGAGATCGTATTGACGCAGATGGGAAACCCATCGGCGTGGCCCGCCGTGCCGTCGAGCCGCATGGTGCTGGCGAGGCTAGGGCCGGGCGCGATGTCCGTGTAGCCCATGATCCCGTGCAGCACGCCGAGGAGGAGGACACGGCCGCCCCGGGAGGTCCAGGTCGCCTCGATGCAGAGCAGTTCCACCCCGACCGAGAGCGAGACCTGGTTAGGGAGCGGGGTCACGCTGAGTGCCTGGACGGTGGCTCCGAGGGCGAGCTGGGCGAGGCCGACCGAGCGCGCGGCGAGCACCAAGGCGCCATTGAGACTCCCGGCCGCGATCTTGTCGCCCGTGATGGTCGCCGGCGCGATCAGGCTATCGACGAGGCTGCCGTCGGCAATCTGCGCGGCCGTGAGCGACTTCGGGACGTGGTGCGCCGCGGTGATCTGGCCCGCGGGGATCGCCGCCGAGAGTACCGAGCCGGCCGCGATCGCCGGCGTCGTCACGGCCCCCGGGGCGAGCTTCGACGCCGTCACGGCGGCGTCGAGAATGTCGGCCGTCGCGACCGCGACACTCGACTGGCGGACCAGCGAGTGGTCGAGCGCGTTCAGCGCCGGGCTGAGCGCCGGCGTCGTGAGCACGAGCGTGGTCGCCCCGGGCCCGGCGTTGTAGGTGACCGTACTGAGGGTGACGACCACCTGCGCGGCGCCCAGCGTCACGCGGAGCCGCGCGCCGGGGCGGTAGACGCCGGTCTGGTCGCCGGGCAGCGTGAAGCTCGACGCGTTCACGTACGTCGGCGTGGCCGCCTCGCGCACCCATTCCGCCGGCGGCGCGAGCGCGCCGCCGGGCAACGTGATGCCCCCGACGGTGGTTTCGAGCGCCGTCGCCCGGCCCTCGATCGACGTGAAGCCGGTGCCGATGCGCTGCAGGCTGTCGTAGAGCACCGTCGGGTTGACGTTCCACGCGAGCACATTCGGGATTTCCTGGTCGATGAAGGCGCGGACCTGCTGCGCCAGCACGTCGAGATCAGACTCGGTGCTCATGGTGTCTCCTCGGGGGGCGCGGGCGCCCCGGACCCATTCATCGCCTCGGGCGCGGGCCCCGGCGTGGCCGCCGCGAGCAGCTCCTCGACGAGCCCGAGCGCCCCGCGGAGCCGTTCGATCTGCGCCTTGGCGGCGGCGGCCGCCGCGCGGGCATCGTAGAGCCGCGCGATGGCGCGCGCCTCTTCGGTCTGCAGCGCCGCGCGCCGCCCGCTGAGTGCCTCGCGGAACGTCATGGCATGGCGTAGCTGTAGAGGCGCTTCGCGACCGGAGGCGCCGCGAGATTCGTCGCTGCCAGGTCGACCCGGAGCCGGAGCTGCGCCGGCGTCAGGCTCGTCAGGCCGGTGACGAGCCACGAGTAGCTCGTGAGCCCGTCGGCGGCGACGCCGGCGGGGGTGAGCGTCGCTTGTCTCCATGTGCCTCCGTTGTTCGTCGACACCCACATGGTGGCCGTGGCGCCGACCGGCAGCGCCAGGTCGATCTGGCCGCCCACTTCCGTCGCCGCGCCACTGGTCTGCTTCGCGAGCGACACGTAGTGGCCGCTCGGGAGATTCGATTGCACCAGGAGCGACGGGTTCATCTGCGCGATCGCCGGCGACGCGTACGGGTCGGTACTCCAAAGCACGGCGCGGATTTGCACACTGCCGGCGACCTGCGGCAGCGGCGTCAGCGTGAAGGCATCGAAGGCCGTCCACGTGGAGCCGTCGAGCGAATACTGCCAGGTGATGCCGCACGCGTCGGGCGCCACCTGGTCGACGGTGAGGAAGATTGCCGTGGCGTTCGGCGCCACGACGGGCGCGTAGTACACGTAGGCCGTGAGCGCCGTCATGGCGGCGACGTAGAGCTGGCAGCGGAGGTCCCAGTCCTGGTGCAGCGTCCAGTCGTCGTTGTTGGAGCTGTCCATGAAGATGCCGCTGTCGATCTGCTGACTCGTGATGAAGCCGCCGGCGGAGCGGTCGGGGCCGCCGAGCTGCGAGACGTAGATGTGGTAGAGGTTCGAGGCGCTCCGCAGCACGACGGAGCGGAACGTGTTGGCGGGCGTGTAGACCGGGTCCGGAAAGACCACGGTCTGGTTCGCCTGCCACGTCCACGGGTCGCGTGACACGGTGGCGAGCACGTCGCTCGTCGGCGACGACGCATCGCCCGACTCGTCCGTCGCGCGCAGCTCGCAGATGAGCGGAGGCGATGACGGGTCGAGCGGCGGCGTCGCCGCGATCGGGACGACGACCTGCGAGAACATGCGCCCGCTCGGGAAGATGAAGCTCTGCGCCACCGGGTCGTTCTGCACGAGTGAGACGACCGACTCGGTGGTCGTTTCGCGGATGATGCCGACCGACGTATAGAGCGCCGTCGCGCGCACCGTGTAGCCCGCCGGGTAGGGGGCACCGGGCACGCCCTGGTCGCCCCAGAGGGCCACCGTGGTGGTGCCCGAGGGGACCTGCCCGGGGATCGTCACCGCGATGGTCGCGCTGCCCCCGAGCGTGCTCGGGCCGGCGAGCGTGGCCGTCACGGTGTAGGCGTCGACCTGCGTCATCGCGGGATCGTTCGCCGTGATCGGGCAGTCTTTACCGTCGATCTGCACGCGGAGGTGCTCGCCGGGGACCAGGTGGTCGGCAGCGAGCGTGATGGGAATCTGGCGCATGTAGAGCGCGGCCACGTTCACGACCTGCGTGTAGTTCGTGGTGAACGCCCCGACGATGCGCCACGACTTGTGCCGGCCGTTCTCGACGATCCGCGACGACGTGCTCGACTGGTTAGTGGTGTCGACCCAGAAGTCGCGATCGGGGGTGAGCTGCAGGAAGGGCGGCTCGGGGCGGAAGTCCGCGTAGGGATTCACCGGATAGTCGGTGCTCCACTTCGGCGCGTCGACGGCGAGTTCATGGACGTAGGGCAGCATCCAGAAGGCGGCGGTGGCCTGCGCCGGCGTCAAGCCGCCGGGGACCGCCGTGGGGAGCAGCGGCGCGATGATTTGCGTGTAGGGCAGCGTCAGGAGCTGCGCGTCGGTGTCGATCGTGGCGTTAAAGGTGATGCCGCCGGTGTTGAAGTTCTGGTCGGCGACGGTCAGGTCCGCGAACGCGTCGCTGAGCACGTCGAGGAGATTCGCGCTCGTCTTCGCCTGCGCCTGCGCGAACAGCTCGATCCGTGCCATGTCGATCAGGAGCTGCCGGACCGCATCGCGGAGCGCGCACAGCTCTTCCATGGGCATCGCGTCGTTGTTGTACGCGGTGACGGTCACCTGGCTCGTCCCCGGCGCCACGGCGACGGTGCAGTAGGGCAAGCAGTACATCGGGAGCACGGGGAGCACGGCGCTGAGCTGCGGGATGCCGCGGATGATGATGATCTCCCCCGTCGGCCGGATGGCGACGCCGTCGGTCCGCCAGAGGAAGTAGGAGTAGTTCACCTGGAACACGCTGCCGTTCACCGGCTGGTCGCCACTCGGCGCCGAGAAATCGACCGCGCCGCCGGTCAGCACGTAGTCGGTGCCGGGCACCATCGTCTTGTTGTATTGATAGTCGACGGTATAGGTCTGGCCCGCGGCGGGGCCGTGGCCCGCGACCCACTGGATATCGTTCCCGCTGACCGTGTAGTCGGTGCCCTGCACGTACGTCGTGGCCCCCTGCTTCACGTCCTGCACCACCACGACGGGCGTCTTCGAGAGCGCGTCGAGCGCCGTGTTGCCGCGCGTGACCGACTCGGCGCTCACCTGCACGTAGCCGTAGACGGCGAGAATGGTCGAGATCGGGTAGCCCTGCGGGGCCGACGCGCTCGGCAGCGCCTGGTTCAGCGTGTAGAGCATCGTCGGCGTCGTGAACGTGTGCGGCTCGGCGAGCACGGTGCCCGTGTCCGTTGCCTGGTCGATCTCGATGTCTTGCGGCACCGTCGACTGGAACTCGACGCCCTGGATCGACGCGTAGACGGGCGGCAGGGTGAGCCGCACGAGCCCGGGGCCACTCGGCGGATTCGTCGACGGGTAGGCGCGCGGTGTCCCCGTCGGCGGCTCGGCCACGAAGCTCCCATGCGCGGCGTACGTCCGGCGCGCGAGCAGGCCCTGCAGGAGCGTCGACTGCGGCACGTTGACCAGCCGGGCGGCTTCCAGGGCGCCGGTCGTTTTCCCGATGTCGATCCGGAGCGGCAACGGGATGACCTGCGTCACCAGGTCGGTCGCGCGATCCCACTGGTAGAGCGCGATCACCTTGCGTTCGAGCACGTTCGGCCCGAGCACCTGGCCACTCGTGTCGACCGTTTGCAGCGTCATCACCCAGCGCTCCCGGTACGCTTGCGCCTGGTTCGAGAGCGGGTCGGTGAGCGTCGGATCGTCGACTTCCGAGATGAGCGTCCGGGTCCATTCGCCGTAGACGATCGAGACGCCGGTCGAGAGCGGCGGGTACGTGAGCGTGCCGCCCTTCACCCGCTGCACGTTGCCGTTCACGAAGACGATCACATCGGACACGGTGATGGTGGTGCCGACGACGACAGGGGGCTGCGCGCCATAGGTCGCCTGGACGACAAACGAGCTGGCGCCGTGCACGCTCCCGATCGGATTGACGAAGACGACCACCAGGCCCCCGGCACCGACCAGGCAGCCGTACGCGGCGAGGTTCGCCAGGCCCGTGGCAGCATCCGGCGCGACGGCGGGAATGGGGAACGGCTCGCTGGTGTACGTCGGGGTGTCGGGGCCGGTCGACGTCCAGGTGTACGTCGCGGTGCCGCCCGCACCGCTGGTCAGCACCGTGATGGTGTAGACCTGGCTCTGCGTCCCGATGTAGGCGCCGGCCGCGACGCACGCATCGCCTCCGACGATGATCCCGGGCTGCACCACGCCGAAGGTGCCCCCCGCTTCGAGGATGATGGCGCCTTCCTGGACGAGCAGGCCACCAAACTGCGCGAGGTCGTAGCGCAGGATCGCCTGCATGTCGTTGAAGTCGTAGTCGCCGACGGGGTTGTCGCCCCGCACGACGACGGCGGCGTAGTCCTCGCTCGGGTCGAAGTGATTCGGCCGCGTGACGAGGCCCGCGAGCGGGTCGCCGGCGGCCGCCGTGGGCACAGGAGTCACTGCCCGGGGCGCCGGGCTCACAAGTCGCAGAGCGGACTGTCTCATGGCCGAATGACCTCCACCACGGTCTGCACGTCGATCGTCACCGCGGGCTTCACGACGGCGGCGTCCGGATAGATGAGCTGCACCAGGAGCCCCGGCGTGAGCACCTGGCCCGCCGGGTTGCTGACGGGATCGTAGACCCCGCCGCTCGCAAACTCCGGCCGGTCGGGGCCGGGCGTACCGACAACGCGCCAGTGATCGCCCGCCGTGAGCACGCCGTCCGGGCCGCCGGTGAACGTGAGCGCTGCGCCGGACGGACCGAGCGCGATCGGCAGGCCGAAGGTCACGGGCACCGGGCCGCCGCCGCCAACACCGATGCCGCCGGGATCGGTCCAGACGAGGGCTGCGACCCCGGACGCCCCGCCGGTGACGATCTGCACATCGACCTCGCCGGCGACCGCCGGCAGCCACGTGCCCGTGAGCAGCACGTCGCGGCCGATCTGGTCATCGCCGGCGACGCCGGCGGCGACGAGGCTGGCGCCCTGGCCGACGAAGGTCACACCGGCGCCGAAGAGCCCGAGTTCATTCCAGTTCCCCTGCGCCTCGCCGGGCTCGAATGCGAAGACGAAGGAGATAAACCGCGTCGGCGTCGCGCTGGGGACGTACTGCACGCTGTCGAGCACGATGGTGCCGCCGCTCGCCACGGGCGTCACGAACTGCTGCGATTGCGCGAGCACGCGCCCGATCTCGTGCCCCAGCGCCGTCGCCGCCGGGTCGGGCAACGTGCCGTATGCGGGGGCGCCGTCACCGACCGCGAGGTGCGTCAGGTCCGGCGCGACGAGCGACGCGATCCGCGTGCGGTAGCCGTCGGTGAAGGTCTGCAACTGTGCCATCGCGCCCTCAGTCGAAGAGAATCCGCGTGCCGTCGGCCACGAGCAGGTTGCCCGCGTTCGCGGTGTCGAATTGGCCGCCCAGCTCGAACCGAAGATTGTTGCTGTTGAACTGCGACGCCGTCCCGCGCGCCAGATAGGTCTGCGCCACCGCGGCCGCCGGGAAGGCGGCCGCGTCCTGGGTCGTGGTGAAGCAGGCGGTAAACATGAACGCCTGGTTCCGGTAGACGATCTGCACGTCGAGGTCCCACTGCAGGACCGCCCACGTGACGGTGCCCGACGCCCAGGTGAAGAGCGGGATGAGCTGGTTGTTCCCGCCGAAGCTGAGGTACATCGTCACGCCGCCGGCGCCGCGCGCGATCCGGCCGGACGTGTGGACCTGGTAGGACCGCCCCTGGTCGTAGGTCCGCGCGCTTGTGGAGCAGTCGAGCGCGGCGAGCACGAAGCTCGCCGTCGAGTTGGCGCCCCCGCTCCGCTCGAAGTAGTCCGTCCAGACCACCGGGACGACGGCCAAGCCGACCGTATTGAGATCGGTCGGGCGCTGAAGCAGGCGCTGGCCGAGGGCGGTGCCCTGGCTAGTGAGCCCGCTCTCCAGGACGAGGAGTTCCAAGCCGCGACTGGTCGCCGTGCCCCCGACCGTGATCTCGAACAGTTGTTGCCAGTCGTAGATTCCGAGGGCCATGTCGGCGTGCGGCCCTTTGAAGCGGAGGCCCACGAGCTGGTTCGCCGAGGGATTGGTGGCCTCGACCTGCAGCATGCCGCCGAGCCCGTTCACGTTGACGGACTGCTTGATGTGGACGAAGGCGAGCGGGTCGAGCGGCGTCGCGACGCCCATCCCGATCGGCAGGGCGAGGTTGTTCGGATAGATCGCGCTGGCGTCCTCGATCCACGGCGATACCGGGCCTCCGCCCACCGCCGCGTCGACGTACTGCTTCGTCGCGGCGCCGAGGGCTACCGTCGGATTGGCCGCGAGCAGCAGCGGGCCCGTGAGCGTGCCGCCAGCGAGCGGCAGCACGCCGGTCCACGCCGGCGTCACGCCACCGCGGCCGTAGAGCGTCCCGTCGGTCGGCGCCTCGGGGATGCCGCCCGCGGCAGCCGCCACGTACGCCAGCGCCGGGCCGGCGATGACACCGAGCACCGCGCCGACATTCGCCGGGGCCGGCGGCGGCGGCAGCCAGAGATCGGCCGCCGTCTTCGCGCGCGTGATCGCCCCCGCGGCAACGACGGGGTTCGGATACGAGCTGCCCGCGAGGTCGCCGCCCGCAGCGCCCGAGGGCGGCAGCGTGGTCGGGAGCACGCCCGGCGCGAGCTTGCCGAGGGTCACCGAGCCGGTCGTGAGGACGGGGTTCGGATACGTGCTCCCGGCGAGGTCGCCGCCCGCCGGCCCGCTCGGGGGGAGCGTGGTGGGCAACACACCGGCGGCGAGCTTCGGCAACGTGACGGCGCCGTCCGCCAGTTGCGACGTGCCGACCGAGCCCGGCGGCATGGTGCCGACCGTGAGGGCATCGACGGCGGCGAAGATCGTATCGAGGTCGCCGTCGATATCGACGGCGTAGAAAATGTCATTGCCGCTCGCGACGAGGTCCTGGAAGGTGATGCTCACGCCGTCCGACTTGAGGGGCCGCGTCACGCTCATGGCTTTGTCTCCAACCGCGTCTGGTCGAGCTGGCTGACGTTCAGCACGGTGGTATCCACCGGCTGCGCCGCCGGCGTGCCCGGGTCGCGCCCGATTTTGCCGATGCCGATCGGCGGCGGCGCGTTGATTTTCATGGGCAGCGGCTCACCGATGAGATAGGTCGAGCTAGTGAGGTCGTAGCCCGCCGGCGACGGCATCGGCGCCAGCGGCATGCCGCCGATCAGGAACACGTGCACGCCGGCCGCGACGTTCGCCTCGGCCGTCGTGAGCACGGCGAGACTCGGGATGCCGCCCTCGGTCAGAATCTCGATGGTGGCGATGTTGTAGTACCAGCCACGCAGCGGCCGACCGCGCAGCGGCTTCCCATCGGAGGGCTGGAAGCACGCGCGCACGGTATCCGTGACCCAGTGAACCTTCAGCGGCGGGAACTCCGCTTCGAGGAGGTTCGCGAGCGCGTAGCCGTTCTCGCGTGGCCGGAGTAGCGTCGCGAGCTGGCGGGCGGTGTAGGGGCCGTCCGTCTCGCCCGGCCGGCGCGCGAGCCCCGTGTACGTCCCCCAGAGGTCGGCCCACACGCCGCCGGCGGTCAAGAGATCGAGCTGCGCGAGCCCGATGTCCATCGTCACCGCTTCGCGATCGAGTGCCGCGCCACACGCTTCCGGCACCCGCCAGTTGGGATTCGTCCAGCGCATCAGCGTCGTGGTGGCGACGTCGTCGAGCAGCACGCGCGCCCAGATCGCGCCCGCGTTCGGTGTCTGATCGACCACGGTCGCCGTGATCCCGAAGGTGGCGAGCCGGGTGCAGAACGCAGCGAGCGTGAGATGCGCCAGCGAGAACGACTCGCCGAGCACGGTGCACACGGTGCCCGCGATCGTGACCGCGCCGCCTTCGAGCGTGGCGTACGGCACCGCCTCGGCGTCCTTCCGCCAGGGCTGGTTCAGCTCGCGCAGGAGCGCGCTGCGGTCAGGTGGTGGCATTCGTGAGCGTGATAGGCCCGGCGACGATGCGGCCGCCCTGGGGCGCGACGACGTTGTCCGCCGGGGTGACGAGCGTGTGATCGACCACGCCGGGGACGGTGGCGATGACGCCAATCAGCTCGGAGCGGATGAGCGAGTCGAACACGTGCAAGCCCGCGATGTAGGTATCGACGGCGGCTGTCACCGCCGCGGCCACGTCGGCGAACACGAGCGTCGGGCTTATCACCAGGCTGGCGGTCACCGGCACGATCACCGGGGTGACGGCCTGCACCGTCGCGACGATGCCCGCGGCGCGGTAGCCGGGCGTGCGCGTGCCGTCGCTGTTGAGGGTGCCGTCGATCACGGTCTGACAGGCCGTCACCAGCGCCGGCGTCGCCGTGGCGCCGCCGTCGTCGATCCAGAGATCGACGTAGCCCCGCGCGTTCGGCCGGTCGAGGGCCCGAGCCGCCAGCACGCGCTCGATGACCACGCCATTCTGCACGAGCTGCGTCATGCAGGCGCCGACTTCGAGCCCGGCGAGCTGGCAGCGGGCGAGATTCTGGATGTACTGCGCGAAGCGGAGCCGGTGCGCCTCGTCCGTCTCAGCGGCCACGCCCGTCAGGGCGGCCACGTTCGTCGCGCTCGCGATGCCCGCGATCTGGGTCTGCAGGACGAGCGTACCCGCCGCGCACGAGCCCACCGGGCCCGGCGTCGTGCACGCGATCGGCACGAGCACGCTCGGCGCCGTCGCCAGCACGGCGTCGACCAGCGTCGCGTACGTGAGCGGCGTCGCCGGCGTCGCCACGTTGACCGGCACCAGGAGCGTGCCCGCGGGGATCGCAATCGGCACTGGGAGCGTGTTGTCCATGGTGAAGAGCGCGACGCCCGTGGCCGGTAGCGCGGGCAGCGCCGGGAAGCCGACCTGGGTCGTCACGCCGTCGCCGGGGCCGAAGAACTCGTAGAGAATGTCCGGGATCGCCCGAGTGAGCGCGGCGTAGACCTTCAGGTCGAGGTGTTCGAGCTGGAGCCCGACGCTTTCGAGCAGGGTGCGGACGTTGGAGCCCGGGTTGAAGTCGGTGAGCCGGCCCGCGGTATCGGCGCTCAGGCCGAGGAACCAGGCAATCATCGCCTGCGCGTGGTCGGCGGCGTGCTCGCGGACGTACTCGACGTTCGGCATGGCTTACCCCGTCCCCGCGGTGGCGCCTTCGGGAATGACCAGGTTCAGCGGCAGGTCGCGCTGCGCGGGCCCGATGAGCACGACGTTCAGCGTGATGGTGTTGGCGGTGTTGACGAACTGCATGATGACTTGCCGGATCGACGCCACGCGCGGGTCCTCGCGCACCGTCCGCGCGACTTCCATGCCACTCATCTGGATGTAGGAGGGTGTCCCCTCGACGCCCACCACGAGCGGCTGGCGCATCCCGTAGTCGGGATGGAGGACCAGCTCGCCTTCCTTGGTGGCGATCCGCTGCTGCAGCGCCTGGATGATGTTCGCCTTCCCCGCCACGACGGCCGCCTCGGCGTCGCCACCGTAGACCAGGTGACCGAGCGGGAGGGCGAAGTCGCGGCCGTACAGCTCGACGTCGGCGTCGCTGAAGTCCGCATCACTATCCGGCACGCTGGCATCGGGCGGCAGCCAGAGGAGATCACCCACACCGAGCACGCCCGTGGGCAGCGGCGCCACCAGGCCGATGTCCGTCGGCCGGCCCCGGCCCGCGGCCGTGGCCCCGCCCGCCGCAAGCCCCTGCGCGGCGGCGATACGCGCGGTCCCGATCGCGTTTTGCCCGATCCACATGGGTCACTCGGTCTGCAGGAACGGGTACTGGAGCCCGTTCAGGTCGACGATCTCCCAGGAGCGCGTCACGTCGCCGAGATAGGTGAGTGCGAGCCGTTCGAGCGTGTCGCCCTGGCGCACGTAGTAGGGAATGCACGGCCGGGTATCGACGGTCGGGGCGATCGCGAGCGGCGTCGCGCCGGCGGTCAGGCCCTCGGCGTCGGCGAAGCCGCGGCGGTAGATCAGGAGCTGATAGCAGCCCTGCGCGGCTGCGCGCGCGGTCAAGAACAGCTCCGCCGGGTAGCGCGTGTCGGCGAAGTAGGTGTCGACGAAGGTGCCGAGGTCGCTTGCCAGCGCGAGCACCGTGGTCCGCGACGCGGCGATGGTCGCCGTGCGGCCGCGCTCCGCATCGGCGAGCGCCGCGGCCAGCGCGAGCCCGCGCGCAATCAGGTCGGTCAACGTCGCGAGCGCCGTCGCCGCCGTCGGGACGCCATCGGCCATCAGCTCCGCAATGCCGGCCGTGTAGTCGCTGAGCGCCATCAGAAGAGCCCACTCACGGCCGACGTCGCCGACGAGAACAGGCCGCCGAGCGTCGACGACACGATCGGGGGCACCAGGCCCGGCGGCATCGACGGGCCGCCCGGAGAGAGATAGTCCTGCAGCCGCTGCATCGAGACGTCGTAGAAGTAGAGCAGCGGGTCACGCGACTCGGTGCGGTAGTCGAGCCGGTCGATCCAGACGCGCCAGTAGATCAGGCGCGACGGCATGATGAACTCCTGCACGGCGCCGGCGCGCGTCTTGAGGGCCCGACTAAGCGCGTTGAAGGTCTCGAAGATGGTCTCGAAGGCTTTCAGATGGAGGCTCCCGGTGAGCGGCGGCCCGATGCCGCCCCAGCGCGGGTTGAAGCCGAAGGTGCCCCGCAGGACGACGCGCGAGAGCACCGCCCGCGGCCCCGAGAAGTCGTCGAGGAAGTTGGCGTCCACGGTCTGGTGCACCTGGCCGCGGGCGGGATGCGAGACGACGAACGACTGCGGGTTCAGCGGGAACAGGAACAGGATCGGAATGCCAAAGCCGCGATGCATGATCGCGAAGGGCCCCTCGATGCTGTAGTCGTTGCTGATCCAGGACGACGGCGCGCCCATCAGCTCTTGCCCTTCGCGTCGGGATCGTCCTGCGTGTTCGCCTGTGGACTCGCCGACTGACCGGCCAGCACATCGGCCGCCTTGAAGCTGTCCTTCCCACCGTCGAACGTCGGGGACTGCGGTGTCTGCGTCGGATCGGTGAAGCTCCCCCCGGACTGCACGCCGCCATGCACGTGCGCGTCGAAGATCGCGCAGAGCGCCGAGAGCACGTCGCAGAGCTGTGGCCAGAGCACCACCTCGTCGCTCATGCCGGGCCCGCCGAGCTTCACGGTGCCGGTGTTCATGATGCCGGTGCCGCCGTAGATGTCCGCGTCGCCGTCGAGCTTCGTGTACGCGCCGCCGGCCGCCTCGTGGTAGACGACGCCGTCCTTCCCGTCGCGGGCCGACACGTAGTAGCGGCCCCCCGAGCGGATACGCGCGATGATGTTCCCCACCGTCGACGCCGTCTCGTCGCGGATGGTGCCGTCGTCGGCGCCGACGGTCTGGCGAAACTGCCGCCCGGCGGACGCTGCCGCCGCACGCACGGCCGGGCTCGCGTCGTCAGGCGTCGGCGCGGCGCCGGTGGTGAAGCCGATGTGGCCCGCGACCGCGCCGCGCGTCGACACGCCGTAGCTGCCCTCGGGGGTCGGCGCCGCCGGCACGCCGGCGTAACCCGGGAAACACGGCTTCCGATCGGTCGATGTCTGGATGAAGCGGTTGCCGGCGTTGTCGATTTCGTCGCGACAGCCGTTGTAGCTCGACACGCGCCGCGGATAGCTCGACACGGGTGGCTTGCCTTCGGGCGTTTCGAGGTGCGCATCGAGCGGCCGCGTCGGCGTCGGCGCGATCGTCCCATCCGGCTGGATGCGATCGACAACCTGCACGTAGGGCGCCTGGTCGCCGGGGAGCTGGTTGAACTTGAGGGCGGCGGTGATGATGGGTTCCCAGATCGACCCGCGATGGAAGTCGACCCAGACGAACGAGCCGGGCCGTACGTCCGCGGCGCTGCCCGACATGCGGTTCTTCGGTTTCGGCGCGTAGGGCTGGCGAAACGGCGAGTTGGGTTGCTGCTCGGGCGTGTCCTCGTGCGCGTCGTCGGCGGCGAGGGGCACGTGGAAGAGGAGGGGCACGTCCATGTGCGGCTGCACGTCGCACAGGGTCTGCCCGCTCGGGTTCTCCGGATGCCCGACTGGGAGCACGCGGAGCACGGTCGCCTTGCACCCAGGCAGCACCCGCTCCGACAGCGGCAGCTCGCGCCGCGGCGGTCCGAGGCCACTCTGCCGCACACTCCGCGCGTCGATCAGCGGGTAGATCATCCGGTCCCTTTCGGCGGCGGTACGCCGGGCACGGTGGGCGGGGACGGCTGCATCCACTGGCTCGGGGCAGCATCGCCGGCCGGGATCGTCTCGGGCAGGCTGGCCG